GGGACCAGTACGAGAACATAAGGCTTCTCGCATTCGCCGCATCGGTGATTGTCGGAACGGGAAGCTATGTGTTCGCAATCAAAATCCTTTGGGAGAAAATCTAATGTGTTCATCACCAAGCCCTCCGCCGCCCGAAGCACCGCCGCCGCCGCCAACAGCACGCGATGCACAGATCGAGGCCGTTGAAACCGCAAAGCAGGAAGCTGTCAAAACGCGGAAGAAAGGCTATCTCGGAACGATAACAGGTGCGGAAGAAGGCGATGGTAACGTCGCAACCGCAACTCTTGGAGGCCGCTAATGGCCGAGCGTGTGCCCGATTTGAAAAGACGCTGGGAAGGGCTGAAAAGCTCAACCGAGCGCCAACAGGTGATGTCACATCATCAAGAGATTGCCGATGTCATCCTGCCGCGCAAGCGGGATATGGTCGGGCACCGCACCCCAGGCGACAAGCGTATGCAGCAGGTCTATGACCCGACTGGCATTCACGCAAATGAAATGTGGGCGGCGGGATTGCACGGGATGGTAACGAACCCGGCATCACGATGGTTCGCACTCAAGATACAGGACAACCGGCTGAACGGCGATGCCGAGATACAGAAGTTTCTCTCGGAAACGGAACAGATTATCTGGGCAAAGATATACGCGCCGAAAACAAATATCGTGTCAGCCCTGCACGAAGCATACCTCGATCTTGGCGCGTTCGGAACGTCAGTGATCTACATAGGGCGGCGAATGTTCGGTCGCGGCCTTGTCTATCAATGCCTGCCCCTCAAGGGGATATATTTTGCAGAGAACGCGGACGGCGAAATCGACACGATCTATCGCGTGTGCGACGAGTACACAGTTCAGAAACTTGTCTGGATGCAGCAGAATAGAGGATGGCAGCTTTCCGACGGCGTGAAGCGTGAGTACGAAGCAAAGAATTACGACAAGCCGATCCGTATCGTGCATGTGGTTGAACCGCGCGAAAACCCCGACCCAGAAAATACGAACCCGATGTCAATGGCCTGGAAGTCCGTTTACTTCGAGGAAGAAACAGACTTCAAGAATTACGAAAACGGTTATCCTGAGTTTCCCTTCGCAGTCTCTCGCGTGTCGAGGTACTCAGGAGAGACTTGGGGACGCGGACCAGGGCACACGGCGCTGCCAGACGTCAAAATGTTGCAGGCCATGTCGCAGTCCATGATTAAGACCGGGCAACGGATTGCAAACCCGACACTCTGGCTCCGCGATGACGGTGTTCTCGGACCGCAAAGAATGCGTCCTGGCGGCATTAACTATTGGAGGGGCAACCCCAATGAAGGGGTCATGCTCTCCCCAACCCCAGATAAACTGCCTTGGGTCAAGGAGGATATGGAAGCGATCCGCGAGCGGATCAGGACCACGTTCAATGTTCAACTGTTCCAGATGTTCGAACAGCATGAAATGACCCTTGGCGAAGCGCGCATGAGACAGTCCGAGAAAATGCGTTCCATGGGACCGCTGATCGGACGATTGGGTGACGAGCTTCTCGCACCGCTGATCGAGCGATCCTATGCGGTCGTTAGCCGAACAGAACCAATGCCGGAAGTTCCGAAAGCCCTGTCAGAAACAGAATGGACCGTTGAGTTCGTTTCTGAGGTTGCGACAGCACAGCGCCAGCAACAGACATCGGGCTTGGTTCAGGCAGCACAGATGATCGGTATGTTGGGGCCTGAGCTTGCCGCAAAGGTCATTCAGCAGAAGATCAACCCAGATCGTCTCGTTGAGTATCTCTGGGAAGTCTACAAAGTCGATCCTGATTTGCTGAACACAGCAGAGGAAATTGGCGCGGCTCAACAACAAGAACAGCAGATGATGGCTGCTCAGATGGCTCCGCAGATGGCGCAGTCAGCGAACCTCGCAGCAGGCGCGGCCAAGAATGCAAACGAGGCCGGTATCGACGTCAACGGGATGATTGAACAGGCCATGCAGAACCCCGATGCGATGCGCAGGCTGCAAGGGGCTGGTGAGCAAATGACGCAACAAGCAGACGAGGCCATGAGTGGTTGATGAGTAGGTTCAAAGATTGCTTCGAAACATACCCAGACGTTCTCGCAACGATCATGACCGAATGCGGCGTCTACGATCCGCTATCTGGCCCGGGCGACACAGACCGGGATTTCTTTATCAACGAAGGCAAAAGACAGGTCGCGTTGATGATTGTCGGGCGCATGGGCGCAAAGGATGCTGAAAAGTTTCCGCGCCAAGCTCTCGAAGACTTGGACACAATAGAAAGGATGGACGATGCCTACTGATGGATCATTCGCGGGACAACTGGCCGACACTGGCGCAGCCTCGCAGGGTGGCAATCCGGCCCCTGGTGGACAGACAACGGACCCAGGAAACACCTTGCAGGACGCAAGCCAGGGCACCCCCCAACCCCAACCCTCACCCAGCACCCCGCAATCAGGCGGGTATTTTTTTGCCGTTCCAGATGACATGAAGGACGATCCGAGCATCACCAAGTTCATCGACCCTGAAACGGGAATGGTGAACGGTGAGAATGCGCTTCGTTCCTACAAGCACGCCGAGACATTGATCGGCGGCGAAAAGGTCGCCATCCCCAAGCACGAAGACGATGAAGAAGGGTGGCAGCGTGTCTATACGGCGCTTGGACGACCGGAAGACAAGGACGGTTATAACGAGATTATCGAGCGACCGGAAATACCGGAAGGCGTAACGTATCAAGAGGAGTACGAGGAGGACTTCAAGGATTGGTGTTTTGGCGCTGGCCTGAACAAGAAACAGGCGCAGTCAGCATATCAGAAGTACCTCAAGCACACCTTCGATCAACATGCGCAGTACGAACAGTACAAGAAGGATGCCCGCGACAACTGTGAACGCGCCCTTCGTCGGGAGTGGGGGAGAGCCTACGATGCCAAAACCCAGGCGGCGCAGGCGTTCATGCAGAAGTACGCCGACCCTGATTTTGTGAAGGTCTTGCAAGAAAACGGTTTGGACAACGACCCCCGCATTATCCGTATGCTGTCGCGACCGGGCGAGGAGCTTCTTGGTGAAGAAGCCCTACAGGGCCGGTCAGGGACACAGGAAAGCCCCGCGGTCCTGCAAAGGAACGTGGATGAGTTTCGGTCGAAATACTACGAAGCCCTACATGACAGTCAGCATCCAGAGCACAGAACGCGCGTGGAACAGCTCACTGAAATGACGGCCCTGCTTTACGGTGAATGATGACAGGAACCGAAGACATTCGATTGAAAATTCTGGCGCTTGTTTTTGGTAACGCGCCCCAACATGCGGACATCGAGGCTATCTTGTCTCGTGCCCGCACCCTGGAAGACTACGTGACAGGTCAGGACAAGCCCGAAAAGGCCCCATCAAACGCCAGCACGTCAGCATCCAAAAAGGCTTCGCGCGGATAACCAACCGGCCCGCAATCAAGCCACTTGAACGACCCGGCCCGCGCTCGCGGACAACCGACCAAGCAGACAAACATATCAACCATTAAAGAAGGAAATGCACAATGTCTGTGCAGGTCACGACGGCACACGTCGAGCAATACAAATCTTCTGTGTACCACCTTGTTCAGCAGAAAGGTTCAAAGGTCCGCAAATCCGTAATGATCGAGAATGTTCGCGGTAAGAACGCGTTCATAGATCAGGTCGGTTCAACCGCAGCCCAGATCAGGACGTCACGGCACGGTGACAGCCCGATCATGAACACGCCGCACGCAAGACGCAGGCTCTCGCTTGCTGATTACGAATGGGGCGACATGGTCGACAGACAAGACGTTATTCGGATGCTAACCGATCCGTCTTCGAAGTACGTCGAAGCTGCGAATTGGGCTATGGGCCGGTCGATTGATGACGTCATTCTGGATGCCATCACGGCGACTGCCTACACTGGCGTAGACGGCTCAACGTCAACCACATTCGATACCAATATGGTTGTCGATGTGCAGACGGTTTGGCCGGGTGTGTCAGCCGCCGATACCGGCCTCAATCTTGCGAAACTCATCGAAGCCCGCAAGCTCCTTGGTCAGAATGACGTTGACCCGGAGGAGGAAGTTTTTGTTCCGGTCAACCAGACCCAGATCAGCTCGCTCCTGAAAGACGAGCGCGTGATTTCTGGTGACTACAACAAAGCTCTCCCCTTGATGGACGGGTACGTTAGTCGCGTCGGTGGATGCACCCTGATCCCTTGCAACAGGATCAATACGGATGCCAACTCCGACGAGATTGTTCCCTTCTACACGCGCACGGGAATAGCTCTTGGCATTGGTGAGGACGTTGTATCTCGCGCAACTGAACGCGCTGATAAGGGGTACAACTATTACATCTACCTCTGCATGAGCATCGGGGCGACCCGTCTCGAAGAAAAGCGAGTCGGGTACATCGAATGCGATCCAGGCGGTTCTCCAACAACTGACGCATAAGACGGAATAACGGACGGGCGAAAAACTCGCCTGTCCGCCTCTTTCTTTAACTCAAGGGACAGAAGAAAATGGCTGTTACTACTCAGGAAAGTACACAGTACGCGCAAATCTATACGACCCAGCCACAGACGAATGTTTCGCCTGCTGAATGGGAAGGCAAGCTGCGTGTTGCTGTGTTCGATCACACGCAATCCGGCGCAGGAGATGCAACGTCGAGTGTTGCCCTCTGCAAGCTCCCGGCAGGCCGCGTGCGTCTCATGCTTCCACTATCTTGGATGTATGTGAATTGGACGACCGCATCAGCAACGCTTGATCTTGGATGGGATGCCTACACGAACACCAGCGACACTGCTGTTGCTGCTGATCCGAATGGCCTCCTTGATGGGATCAGCGTTGAGAATGCTGGCGTTATCGGCTTTGAAGAACTAACAACGCTGGCTGGCCTCGATACGGCTGGTCACATGAAGGTCTTCGAATCCAAAGAAGGGGTTGTCCTCCGCGCAACGTCTCAGGACGTGGCCTTGGCAGATGCCTCTTACATCACCGGCGCTCTGATTTACGTTCGCGACTAATGGCGACATCAGAAGCCGAAATCTGCAATCTCGCTCTGGCCAGACTCGGCCAGGGCGAGTTCATCACGAGCTTGGACCAAGCGAACAAAGCCGCCGAAGTGTGCAAGCTCTACTATCCGACCACACGCGATGCTTTGTTGCGCCAGCACAAATGGAACTTTGCGACCAAGAGACAAACCCTAGCGCTCGCCTCTACTCCGAACTGGAAATATACCTATGCGTTCCAGCTCCCGAACGACTGCTTGAAAGTCATCGAGACAGAGAACGACAAGTATGTAGACAGCAAATGGGACGTTGAGGAAGACAAGATCGTAACGAACGATAGCTCTTGCAAGATCGAATACATTGCTCGCGTCACTGACGTTTCAAAGTTCGATAGCCTCTTTGTCGATCTGGTTGCTTGCCGACTGGCCGCTGAAATCAGTCCCCATCTTACAAAAAACAGCGCTCTGACCGAACGCCTTTGGAAGATTTACGAGGCCAAGATTGCCGAGGCGCGAACCATGGACGGTCAGGAAGGCGGGCCGGAAACATACGACGATGACACTTGGCTCGCATCGAGGTATTAACGAATGCCCCAGGCGCAATATATCCAAAGCAACTTTACCGCTGGCGAATTTTCTCCCCGCCTGAACAGCCGTGTTGACATCAGAAAGTACGGCAATGCGGCGGCGACAATCCGCAACTATACGGTCACGCCTCACGGTGGATGCAAGAAGCGCCCAGGAACGCGATACATTACGAGGGTGAAGGGTGAGGGGATCAAGTTTATCCCGTTCTCCTTCAATACGATCCAGAGCTACATGCTCGCATTCGGCCCAGGATATACGTGGTTCTTCAAAGACGGCGGAATAATCACCTTCACGACGACGACCATCACAAACATAACGAA